CTAGATGTCGAACAGAGCGCCCCACTGATGATCGGTTTCGCGATCCTTGAACTTTGTCAGTCCAGCCGTCGGCGTAAAGGTCATCTCGCCAAAATAAATGGCGTCACCCACCAGGTAAAAATCCACCCGAACGTAAGAGAAGCCGTTGGCAAGCTTGAGTGCCAGCTCGAGCGCTTCATCAAGTTGTTGTGGACGGGGCATGGCCTGCCCTGTACTGACTTCGGGTCGGCGAATTTCTACCAGTTCCCAGTCCTGATTGTAAAAATCGACCTTGTAGTTGGTAAAACGGTCGTGCGTCACTTCGATGAAAACGACCGGGTCTTCGCCTTCACGCTGGAAGCAGTGGAACTTGAAGTCCTTGGGAATGTTGCCAAGATCGTCCAGAAGCAGCTTTTCAAAAATCAGGCGAGGTTTGATATCCCGATAGTGCGCTTCCCGACAAACATCATAAAAATCCTGTCCCAGCCAGTGCTGTCCCAGATTGTAGATCTGGGGGAAGGGATGGTCGGCCTTGTCGCGTACAAGCAGGTTATACCCAAAGCCATGATTGGCTTTCATGACAAAGCTTTCCGGTAGTGCTGAATAGGTGGCCGGTGTCGGCTCGGACTCTATTGCATAGCAGGGCACCAGATACTGTTCGCCGATGGTATGCGCCACATAATCACGGGCTGCAATCTTGTCACTCAGAACGGAATAAATGGGCTGAGGATTAATCTTGCGATAGCAGATTTTTTCGTTAAAGGTGCGCGGGTTTTTCAAATCCGGAAATTCGCCGAACACTCGTCGATAACGAAGTGCCGTATGCCACTTGTCGGGCAGAACATTCATGATGCTGCGACGTGCCAGGCGCAGGTATTCACCGATGCGGTCCTTTTTCTCCACATCGACAGTCCTGCTGTCCTGCTTCTTCATTTGAGGCTCCGATTCAGCCGTCAGCGAGTCGGCAAACAGGTTTTTTACGGCCCTGGGCATATGCCCTCCTTCATTCTTGGATACCCTGCGATACAGCTGCCCATTGGGTCGGACTGTTGTATCGGATGATGTCCTTGTTGGCCATGAATAACCTTGCCGGTTAACGAGTGAAAAAATCTCGCTGAACCGCTTATGAAGGTTGTCGTAGAGTTTTTCAGTGTGAGCTGAAAAATGGTACGGCGCCATCCATGGAAAACATCATTCCGATAAGTATTGGCTGCGACAGCATCATATTGGCAGCGTGTTCACCACCGGGATGTGCCGAAGTGGTGTTACAGGTCATTTTGTGTATCTTTTGTTACTTCGTGCATAATTACCGCTGCCAGCTAGGGTAATTAAAAAAACATATTAATGATCCGCGACATTTAATCGTGTGGCGCGGCCGAACCGGTAGGCTGGAACGCGCAAAGTGGCGATCCTCGCACGTTTTAAATGTATCCAAAGCATCAGGCCGGGTTTGGTACATTGTTTTCGGCAGGATGATGTGGATGGAATAGACACTTTTATGGATAAGGTATTAAAAATTCTGTTCTACGTTTAAATATATTAAATTTATATATAGTTATTATTGGTAGTTAAGCCGCTAATCAAAAGTCATTGAACAAAAAAAGCCGCCCTTTGCGGGGCGGCCTTTTTGATGTTTGGTGGAGGCGGGGGGAGTTGAACCCCCGTCACAGCCACATATAACAATAGGTTACGTCACTTGTTGCCGTCAAGCTGCCAGAACATGTCGATTGCCTTTGCCCCTGCCTGATGACTGGTCGACGGCACCCACTGTGAGTAGATCTGTGCAGTCAGCACTACGCTTGTGTGCCCCATCTGACGCGATACCCATGCGATAGGCTCGCCAGCGCTGATCATCATCGAGGCATATGTATGCCGTGTCTGGTATTGGCGACGGTAGCGCACATCAGCACAATTTAGAGCGTGTCTCCAAAGCGTTTTCCGGATTGCCTGGTCGCCCGTCCAGGGCTCGCCGGTGCGAGGATTCAGGAACACGCGCCCGCTATCATGGTGATCGCTGAACAGCTTCTGCTGCTTGAGTGCATCCAGCGCAGCCGGCAGTAGATCAATTTCTCTTATACCCGCTGCCGTTTTTGGTGTCTCGGCTCTACCACGCGATGCTTGGGTGATTCCCCTCGAGATTCGCGCCTTTCTTCGGACCGTATCGACATCATCCCACTCAAGCGCGACCAGCTCCGACGTTCGCAGTCCCGTCCAGAAAGCGAACTGAATCAGCGGCCGTCCTTCTTCGGATAGATGCTTGAGAATGGCCGTCTGTTCTTCAGGGGTGAACGGGTCGATATCATTGGTGCGGTTTGTAACAGCGTCCTGACGCTGATAGTGCCAGCCGGCCAGTGGATTGGTCGCGATCAGCTCATCGTACATGGCATCGGTGAGAGCAGTGCGCAACGGACTGAGCAGGTTCGAGATCCGCTTATTCGTGCAGGCCAGCGATGCCGCCCAGTCACGGGCATGGGATCGCTTGAACTCGGCCAGCATCAGATGCCCGAATGCGGGGATCAGTTTTCCCTCGATGGCCTTGCGATACCCATCATAGGTGCTGGTTTTGAGGGTAGGGCGCTTGTGCTCGAGCCACTGGCGCAGATAATTGTCGAGGCGATCCTGCCGGATAAACTTGCGGGCATTTTTGCTACCGGGGAATGTCACGGCGTAATCGAACGTGCCAGCTTCGATAGCGTCGATGATCGCGGCGCGATGACGCGCCGCTTTTTTCAGATTAGCGGGGGAGGGCTTGAGCTTGAGACGTTCCCGGCACCGGACGCCCTGATACTGGAAGTCGATCTGTATTGTCGTTTCCGAGGCGACGCGCACCCCGTCATACTGCTGGTCACCCACTCTCTATATCCTTGCAGTGAAATCAGTATCCGACCATCGGGTGCCTTGAACACCTCCTGCCCCATGCGCCACTGGCCACGTTTGATCTTGGACCGGACGGCTTCCTCGCTATAGCCCGTTTCCGCGGCGAACTTCTCAATGGTCAGGTGATCGATCGCGAGCATCGGCGCCCCCATATTCTGCTGATTTTTTTCGCGTCTTCCAGGCACTGAAACGGTCCGAAATAGTGCGAAGCGTCGCCCTTGCTTGAGGGCTGCCATCTATCTCTCGCCGGCTTTCAACGCCGCACGCCCGGCAGATCCAGTCGCGGGCGTCCTGCTCGTTGTGGGTGCCATCTGCCACATCTGCGCCGAACTTGGATCGTGCCCTCTGATCGAGATAAAGGCCGAACATCGGATCGCGGCAGAGAATGCCGGCAGCGCGAGCGGCACCGCCGCCGCGCTTCTGGTTATCAGTGTTTGGCACCGCTTCCTCCTTCGGCCTCACCTGTCAGCCACTGCGCCGCCGGGATCAGGCGCGACAGCTCAAAGGCCCTGACCGCGTCCGGCTCGCTCTTGCGCAGCTCGATCATGCGCCCGGTGACGGTGGCCAGCAGGGTGAGCCGGACCGATTCGGGGATGCTCCGGGCCCCCGGAGCGGTATCCGCTTTCTGGGTTTGCTGTTCGTGGCTCATGCGCCACCTCCGATGGCATCGTTTTTGTCGAGCGGACGGGACGCCAGCGCGCGGGACGGTTTCAGCAGGCGGCCGGCCTCGTCTCGGACCGGACAGGCGATGTTACGGCAGTACATGACAGCATCACGTTCTGCCAATTCCGGGCTGGTCGCCCGAACGTATACGCGTCGACGCTCGACGATCTGACGGGCTTTGGCACGGTAGCCGACCGTCACAACATACGGCCACGATCGGGTCGGATCGGTGCGCAGCGGGTGGTTTTCGCTCAAGCGCTGGATGTGAACAGGCATCATGACTGCGCCGTTCATGCCGCCTCCTGTCTCGAGTTCCTGAATAGTCCTACCCACGACGCACCCCCTTTTCGACAGCCGCCAAACGATTGGCCATGCGGGTGTATTCGTCATACTGCACCGCCAGTTCATCGCTGGCCGATGTGCGGCCCAGCAGGTAGGCCATGCGCAGGGTGACGATGGCCAGCAAGGTGAGCAGGGCAAAAATGATCAGCTGTTCCATTACCGGATTCCTTTTGACTTGTGTTCGTTGACCGACTGGCAGTCGACGCAGGTGGCCACGCCCGGCAGGGCGTCGCGGCGCCTTTGCGGGATCGGCTCGTCGCAGTCCGCGCAGTGAGTCAGGCTTGGCGTGGTCGCCATGCGGGCACGGTTGGCCAGCGCGGCATCCAGTCGGCGTTGGGTGTTCTCGGCAGCAATATCGAGGTTGTCGGCCACGGTCGGTCCTCTCATCTCAGTTCAGGGGGTAGATATTCAGGGGTGCGTTGCCACGCGGGTGGTGGCTGGATGCTTTCCCGGTGCCGGCGCTCGAGATCGGCGAGCGCCTGCTGGGTTTCTTCGTGCTCGATCTGCGCCAGTTCCTGCTCGGCGCGGTACTCGGTGCTGTTAATCCACTCCCGATACCGCTTTGCCTGGAGGGCATCGGTGTGGGGATCGGCTGCGCGCGGCGTCACGTCGGGCGTACAGTTATTCACACAAGTCCAAGGGTCGTCGGCTGCGCCTCCTCCATAAGACCCTTTTTGGCTGAAGTCATAAGCGCTGTTGCGCGACTTCTGGCGCATGGTCCAGCTGTAAAAACGAGTCAAATACTCGGCACCTTTCACCAGCAGGCCGTAGGTGATCTCGACACGCTCGCCGTACCCGCCACGGGCAAAGGGGGCTTCGTCGGCCTGCAGCTCGCGACTGGTATCCATGCGCCACTCGCGCCACGGCTTGATCGGCTGATCCTTGCGCGGCGTCAGCGGCCCGCCCATCAGGCGCAGGAACTGATCCCATGCCCCGGCATTGCACGCGGTGCGCACCTTGTTCATGAATTCGATGATCGAGCGGCCCGGATTGGTCGCGGCTTCCCATGCGGCCAGTTGCTCGGCCTGCTGCTCGGTCATGCGGCGAACCTCACGCCAGACCGTCACGCTGGGCAGCCCGACAAACTGAAACTGACGAATGCCCCACACGGCGGCCCATGCCTCAACGCGCGGCGCACTGCTGGCCATTTCCCTGCCGTACTCGTCGAGATCGACAAACTGCTGACCGTTGATGTTTTTCGAGACGTATTTGGCGACATACCCGGCAGCGGTGCCGCGCGAGTAGTCGATAAACTTGGCCTGAAAGCGATTCTTTTGGGCGCCCGGCTCGTCGGGCGTGTCGGCCAGCGCATACTCGGCCATCACCTCATTGACCCGCTCGACGTGGTCAGCATGTGCCCACATCAGCATGTGCCAGTGTGGCGTGCCGTCATGGTGCGGCTCAGCCACGCGCACGCCATAAATGCCGATACCCTCGCGGGCCAGCGCGGCGCGAATGCGCGCCCAGACGCCGGTCAGATAGTGCTGACCATCACGGGGCGTGTTGTGCTCGTAGTTCGGGTTACGGGTGCAGCTTTTGGCGCGGATCGGGTGGAACCGGCTCGGGCAGGTCAGGGTGTAGAACACACCGACGTGACCCAGCCGACGGGCTTCGGCCTCGGTCTCGCGAATGCGCAGCATCAGCTCGGCGCGGCGGTTATCGGGATTGGCCAGTCCCAGCTCGGAAAGCTCGGCCAGCGTGTAGTTCTGGCCGTGCTGGTTGATCGCCTCGATGGCATCGAGCATCGCGTGGTTGCGTAATTTTTGAGACGCCCGACGTGCCACGGTAGTGTTCGAGCAGTAGATGCCGGCGCGGTGATGCACATTGCCCAGCTCGCGCTCGAGCTGCTCAAGGCGACGACCGGCCAACACGCGCAGCTTGCGGCGCCACCACTTGGCGTCCTCAAGGCGAGCCAGCTGGACACGGATCGGCAGCTTGCCGTCCGGCGGATCAATCTCGTGCTTTTCGACGCGTTCCAGCCCGAGCGCCAGCGCGGCCTCGGCGGCGTCCAGCTCGGAACCGCCATTGCGATTGGCCGCGCCGACCTGCTCATCATGCTGACGCTTGATCGCCATGGCCTGCGCTTCGGCGTGATTGCAGATGCCCTCATCGTCATGCGTGACCCGGAACGGCCCGACGTGCAGGCGCTTGCAGACCCTTGCCAGATACTGATTCCCGGCGGCGTTACCGTCCCGGCGCGCCACGACCAGAAACGCTTTCGCGAGCTGTTCGGCGTAGGCCGGATAGCGCTCGAAATAGAGCACGTCGCGCATCTGGACACAGCTCATCTCGCTGATCTTGAGCTGGTCCCGAGGCCCGGGCTTTCCGGGCGCACCAAAGGCGCGAGTTTGTTCGATAGCGCTGGTCATTCTGCGTTTGCCTCGATCAGTGCCAGATAGTGCTGCGCGGCGGCAATGTCGCCGGCCTCAAGGGCCAGCCGAGCACTTGCGGCAAGCGCCTGGGAGGGATGCGACTCGCTGCGCAATCCATCGCGCAGGCGACTGGCGTAAGAACTCATACGGTGAATGGCGGCGCGGATGGCCTCGCGGGCCTTGGGGGTCATCCACTCAATCGGGGTGCGGGTGAGGTTGTCGGCGATGCGATCCGGCGTGCGCTCGTTCGCTGGAATCTCATTGATCGGGCGCAGCGGTACCAGATGCTGGGCCGCCGAGCGCAGCACCACGGCGCGCTCGGCAGGCTGCATATCAGCCCAGACCTCGGCCAGATCGCGGTTTTCGGTGCGCCGGCGCAGCTCGTCCCGCACGATGAGAAAATCGGCGCGCGGGTCGACAACGTCGGGACGGATAGCGTGAACGCTGGCCATGGTTATGCCCTCGCTGCCTGGACGCCGCGAATGTCAGCATTCTGGCGCTCGGCGAAACCGATCAGGTCGTTGACGGTGAGCGCCATGCGCCGGCCATCCGGGTGTTTGACGACCACGACATAGGAGGTCGTCGATTCGACGTCGATCGCAGCGCGCTTGTTGAAGCTTTCCAGCTCAGCCATGGCCTGCACGGCCATGACGCTGGCATCGCGCGGATCATGGGCGTGCGCGCTGATCAGGTGCGACGTGCATTGGTTGATGGCATCACCGCGATGAACACTGCGCGGCAGGCTCAAAATGAAGGCGGTCGCCGGATTGGTTTGGTCTAGTGCGTGCATGACACACCTCCCTGTGCGTTGAGCTGGTCATAGGCGTAGGCGGCGTGCTGCATGGCCTCGTCGGCGCGCAGGCGGCCATGCTCGACGAGATGCTGACGACAGGCCGACACCATTTGATGCGGGCTGCGATAGCGCGGCTGATTGCGCAAAAACGCTTGCGCGGCGTCCTGCACGCTGTCGCTGGGGTCGATCTGGTAATACGGGTCGATTTTCATCACTTAACTCCTGAACAGATCCTCGGGCGGCTTGGGCACAACCACATAGGGAATGTGCTCGGCCAGCCGGCCCTCGTATTGGCTATTGGGCATACCGCTGGGGCTGAGGGTTTTGGTCACGACCATTTCTCCCTCACCGCTCCAGCCGCATACCGGTGTCTGGCACTGCAGATACGCGACGCGGTAGTCGCTGTGCAGCTGCTTCGAGGTCCGCACGCGGCACGGGCCACCGCAATGAGGACAGGTCCATCCCCAGTTGGATGACATCAGCGCCTCCCTGTCGGGCGAGGCCCGCGCGGCATTCCCAGACGCCCCACGCCTTTTCGCAAATGGCGCCGCAGCACGAACTCGGCGGCCTGATCCAGCGTTTCCAACCCCTGCTGCTGGCGTACCGCTTCAAGCACGCGGCGGTCGCCATCGTTCGGGGACATTTCAACTTGTCTTGTCATGAGTACCTCGCGAGGTCCTGAGAGGGCGTCCCGTCGGCACTTAATGGAGATTTGCGACTGGCTTGAAATCCATCATGCTGACGGTGTCGAACTCCTGCTGACTGGCAACGCCGAGCAGATCCAGCGCCGCGCGCATGACCAGCTCGCGCACCAGCGTGGCTTTTTCGGTGCCGGTATAGGCGACCAATGCTTCGATGAGGTCGTCCTCGAACTGGTCAAGATTGATACCGACACGGGCGGACTTGAGACGGGCGCGATCCCTGATCATGGTTTTGATTCCTTTTGATAGTTAGTGACTGACGGGGGCAGAGTTGGATTCTGATTCGGCGCGGTAAGCTTCCATGCCCTTGAGACAAAACATCCGGGCCTGAGCAGACAGAGAGCGCATCTCTTCACCTGCAATCACTTCGAGGTTGGTGCGTTCGTCTTTTTTGAGCTGGAGCCAGATGGGCTTGGCATTGCAGCCATTGGGTACTCGCGTCACACGAGTCGGGGTCTTGGATTCACTCATCGTGTATGATTTCCATTGGTTAACTATGGCAACACACACATGTTCGTTCACGTATTGTGAATCTGTCAATAGCGATTCGTGTATCGGTACACATTTGGATATGCGTTGATGAAAAAGGAACAGATCAGCCTAGCGACTGTTAAGAGGATGGCGACCACCTCAGCGGTCATTGACAGGATGAAAAGCCGGCTAGGTATCACTTATAACAAAGAGTTAGCTGATGCCCTTGGTGTCAGTACGGGTGCTATTGGCAACTGGAAGGCACGCGGCACTATTCCAATAGATGAGTGTCTCGCATTTTGTGAATCACACAACGTGTCTCTAGATTGGTTGGTTAGGGGACGAGGACCAGAGGAATCGTTTACTAATGCAATAGATTCACTTGCAACTGCGGTTGAATTAAATGAATACATTTCCCGCTATTCGCAGATCCTTATCTATGACATTGAAGCCTCTGCGGGCAGCGGTCGTTTGTTCGATGATGAGCTGGTCGAAACCACTATCCAGTTCGATACCGAGCAGCTGCAGCGCGACGGGCTGGACCCGGCGCAGGTGGTGGGCGTGCGTGTTCGCGGGGATTCGATGGGGGAGACGCTGCACGACGGCGACCGCGTCCTGGTGGATCGCAGCAGCCGGACACCGGATGGCGTGTTCCTGCTGCGCATGGATGACGGCCTACGGATCAAGAGAGTGCAGCGCGTGGCCGGCGGCGGCTGGATGCTGATCAGTGATAACGCGCGTTACCAGCCCGAGCTGGTCGATCCGCTTTCTAACCAGAACGTCGAGATTATCGGCGAGTGCGTCATGCGCATCGGGCGAATCGCGTAATACTATCGCGTCAGGTTTCGTAACACTGTGTTAATGGGATATTCTCAGCGTCTAATACAACGCTGGGGATCATCATGTTTGTGGGAATTGGCTTCATCATCTGCATGATTCTGGCCGCTATTATCGGGGTCAGGGTTGGACGCAATCGGCGCGCCAACGGTAAGGGCGCCATTTTCAGCTTTGTGACGGGAGCCTTCGGTGCTGTGGTCGCGGGCATTCTTCTGTTAATCGCCCTTGCCATCATCGATATCAGCATCAATGGCAGCGACAGAGAAACAGAAGCATCCGAGCCCGCCGTCAGTGAACAGTCATCGTCACCCGATACGTCTGATGACACCTCGAATACTTCCGAGTCTGCGGCTGCCACTAACGATGGCCCCAAGCAGTTCGATGATGTCATTGCTATGGCTGAAGATTTCAACGACTACCCGCCTGAGTTCAACGAGTTTTCCGTCGTCGATTCCGACCCCCTGCATATCCAGCTTTTGCCGACCGTTGTCGAGGGCGATCTTAACGAGGTTGTTCACGACACCAACTGGCGCGCGGCACTTTACGGGGCTTATAACACCTTCATCCACACCGATGCCGATCATGTCATCGTGGATGCCATTCCGAGGCAGTACGCCAGCCTGATGGATCGTGACTCCCCCGAACTGCTGGATGATCAAAAAATCACCCTGAATCTGAGCCGTGATGAGGCGCTGGAAGTCGTTCAGTCTCTGATTGACGTGGACAGCCTGGAAGGCCTTAAGGCTCGCGACCCGGAGTGGGACTTTTACGGCTGGACGGAGGACTGGAACAGCATTTACTACACCGAGGGAGATCCGGGCCTCGATGCTTTCATCGATGCGCTTGAACCATATACCCAGGGTGGGGAAATCTCGACCAATCCCACTTCTGCCGAAAGCGCCAAAAGCGCTGAAATCGAGGCGGGTAGCGATCTGGGCTTTGATGCCAAAACCTTTGCCAGCCGTTTCAATTCTGCCATGGCCGATCTGGGCCAGCCCTACCGCGCAGAGGGCAATGTCGATAATAGTGGCGTGCAGGGTGTCTTTCAGGAGATGTTCAGCGAACACCTGGCCGTGACCGGCACGGTCAAACCCGAATCCGGCGCGGTGAATGGCGTCATCTTTATGGGCACCGGCGATGGCACGCAAGAATCCGGAGCACGCGTCATGGTCGTGGCATCCGGCGTCGTGGCCGCCACTCAGCCGGATATGAGCGTCCAGAACGCGTTCGACGTGGTGATGTCGTTGCTGCAATCCTACGACGGCGGCGAAGCTGTCTCGAATACCCTTAATGGCGTGAAATATACCTACCAGCGCAGCGATATGATCGGCAACATGTTGTCGGTCGATTCCGCCGAGAGCTGATTATCAGGCCGCCCCATGGGGCGGCTTTTTCACGCAGTACTGAGGCCGCCATGTTCTGGGAAATCGGATATACCCTCTGCACCGTGCTAACGATCACCGTTGCCGTGTACGTCATGCGCGATCAGCGCGGCAGGGGCCGGGGCGCCATCGCCGGCTTTGCGGCAGGCCTTGTTGCCGGCGGCATTACAATGGTTGTCCTGTTGGTTGCGCTGGTCATGCTGGCCACGCCCGACAGCCGGATTGAGACGGTCGAGCCTATCACCGAGCAACGGCCAGCCACGTAACCGATCTGCAGACAGCAAAAGCCGCCTACATCGGGCGGCTTTTTTGTAATTGGATGTAACACCTGCTGCTAATCTTGGGTTATCTTGACTGTACGTACATACAGTAAGGAGAAGGCGACCCCATGCACGCGCAATATCTCGGCCCCGTCGATTGCCGCCCCGATCCATCCCTGATGTTTCTCGACCTGCACCGCTACCCACCTACCTGTTACCTGATGCGCGCGGGCGAGGATGCCGGCGTGGGCGGCCCGGTGACCGAGGGCGATGTACTAATCGTCGATGAGGCGCGCCACCCCACCCATGGCGATCTCGCCGTGATCATGATCGACGGCGTGCGCGAGGTGTTCCAGACGCTGCGCGTTGGCCCGCAGTTCCGATATCAGCCGGTGGGTGGTGGTGCGAGCCGACGGATCACGCCGGATCTGGTGCTGGGCGTGGTGGTCAGTCTGGTGCGTCGCTGTGCGGTCTAGCCGAACAGCTCTGCCACGGACTGCGGCAATGATGCGCCCTGGCTTTTCCGGAACGAATAGTAGATGCGCTGCGACTCGCGGCGGGTATCGACGAGCCCGGCATCACGTAGCACCTTGAGATTCTGCGACAGCGCCGACTGCCCAAGAGCGATCCATTCATTGATCTGCCCCACCTGCATTTCACCCTCGGCGGCCAATATCTTGAGCACTCGGTATCTATCCGGATGCGCCATGGCTCTGAATATTGTCACTTCGTGATCATGCTGACCATCGATAGCGGAATGATCATCGAGGATAAAAATGGTTCTGGCATTCATGACGGCGTCCAATTCATACGGAATGACTGATGTATCGGCGGAAAGCGTAAGTCATTGAGAGCGGGGGCCATGTGATGCTTTCTGATTCTTATATGTCAATGGATTGCAATGTTTGCTCTGGAAGCTTGGTCACTTTCGCTCTGATGGAATGTAGAATGCGCGCCAATCCGTATTTTTATAGCTAGGCGTTGCAAGCAGTTTGGCTTGTAGCCTAATCTACAACTTTTACTGTTTTTTCTTACAGTGTTTGAGGCAGCCTAGAGTGACGCACAACACACTTACCATGATTGACCTTTTTGCCGGAGCCGGTGGGCTTTCTGAGGGATTGAGAGAAGCTGGCTTCAAAAGCTTATATGCGAATGAGGTTATGCGTCGTTATTCCGAGACCTATGCCGCGAACCACAAGGAAACTGTTGTTGATCAGCGTGACATCCGTGAAGTCGACGCAAAGGTGGTTCGAGCCGGGCTAGGTATCGAAAAAGGAGAGCTGGATCTTATTGCAGGAGGGCCGCCTTGTCAGGGGTTTTCGATCAATGCTCCGAAACGGTCCTCTGAAGATCAGCGTAATCACCTGTTTAAAGAATATCTGCGTTTTGTAGATGAGTTTTTGCCTAAAGCAGTATTGATTGAAAATGTCCCTGGTCTGGTTTCTTTTGAAGGTGGTTCGACACTGCAAGCTATTTTAACTTCTTTGGAAGACCACGGTTACAATGCCGATGTAAAAATACTTTATGCGCCGCATTACGGTGTGCCACAAACACGCTGGCGCACTATTGTTATCGGCATGCGTGATAAAGAAGCTCTCAGTGGAGTATTTCCTGAGCCAGTGAGATATGGGCCTTTACGTGTCAATTTTACTTCAAGTTTTGCAGGCAGAAATATTGTCGCTTTTCCAAATAAACTTGAACTTGAATTGAATCCGTTTTTAACAGTAAAAGATGCTATCGATGATTTACCAATAATAGAAAATGGAGGTGTCTGTAGTGAGAGCCAAGGCTACAGAACAGAGCCTCAAAATGAATTTCAATTAGTCATGAGAGCAGGGTCTCAGTGCATTTTAAACCATGAGACACCTCGTCTCAGCAAGGTTAATACTGAAAGAATGAAGCATATCCCTCCTGGAGGAAATTGGACGGATATACCTTTCGATCTATTGCCTAAAGGTATGCAACGTGCACGTCGGTCTGATCATACAAAGAGATATGGAAGAGTTGATCCCGATGGTTTGGCATCCACGATTCTGACCAAATGTGACCCTCACTGGGGTGCATATTTTCATTATAACCAAGATCGTATTTTTTCGGTAAGGGAAGCTGCCAGAATACAAACATTTCCAGACAGCTTTCGCTTTATTGGCTCGCGTATTGAGCAGTATGAACAAGTAGGAAATGCTGTGCCTCCCTTATTGGCTGCAGCGATAGGGAAGTCTCTCGCTGAGGCTTTGGGTTACCAAACAGAGGCATTAATTAAGGTGGTTTAATGGCTTCAACGATTTGGGAATTTTTTGGGTATCGTAGCACCGATACCTCACAGACAGCTTTACAAGCATCGGAACAAGCCCGATGTCCTTTCATCGATGAACCTTGTGAAAAGACCATCAATGTAAATAATGAACGTAAGCGCTCCGGTGTTTGCACTATAAAGCCTACAACCTCTGAACCTGTAATTTGCTGTCCTATCCGGCTATATGCTGATGGCTATCAAATTTTAAGGGATGTTGCAGATAAAGCTTTTTCGAAAGGTTTGCCCCTGATCAACGGACGGAAAGCACTAGAATATTCCTCTAAAGAAGGAGCTAAATGTGTAGCTGTCTTTGGGCAACGCTGGGGAGGGGAGCTGAGACTGCCTCAAAAATCTGGTAAAGGGGGTTACTTCGTTGATTGGGTACTGGCTTTGATCGATGCCAATGGGCAATTGGAGGAGTTCGTAGCGATCGAAGTCCAGACTATCGATACAACCGGAAATTACCGCGAAGGTGTACTCGAGCTTGAATCCGAAAGGCAAATTATAAAAACATCCGCTGGTCTAAACTGGGAAAATGTTAGCAAAAGAATATTGCCTCAGATTATTTATAAAGGACAGGTGCTACAGCGGGAAGATCTTTGCCGCAAAGGGTTGTTTTTCATTTGCCCTGCACCAGTTTACAGCAGAATTCTTGACAGGCTTGGTGGTCAAAGTGGTTTGGCTGAATATTCTCTTCAGCCGGCTTCTATAACCTTTATGTCCTATCATCATTCTGAGAGTGATTGTCATGATGGACAGTTCGTTCCAATCGAATTGGATGAGTCAAGATCGACCACTGTATATAAGGTGCAAGAGGCTTTTAATAATGTTACTTTGCCAGATAGAAATGTGTATGAATCAGCTATACGTAAAGCTTTAGGTTTCAAGTAACTGGTCTAATGTATGCGTTAATAAAGTGCTTTTTAGTGGCCTGATTTATTTGCACTAAATACAAAATGCAGGCGTGCATAATTATAGAGGTTTTTGCTCGATTTAAATCGATAAGTTTATCTGCTTTATATACCTGAGCTGCTTTCTTATGCTGACTGCGTCTCGCATTTTATTTTCGTGCCATACCCCGAGTCATTCAGCGAGTCCTCGACCTCTGTCACCAGCCAGCCGGTGCCGTCGATCTGCGGCTTCCAGCCGCGCAGGGTGATGGGCGTTTCGGGGGTGATGTCGGCGCGCCCGTGGGCCATCGTCAGCTCGAACTCGGCGGTGCCACGCTGGATGCGTCGCAGCTCCGACTTTGCGGCCTCTAGCGCATCCGCCTCGCTAGCGTAAGTGGCGCGCAGATCCTTGAACTTTTCCCCCTCGCCGGCGATGACCACCTGCCTTTTTCCACCGGCTTTGTCGTTCCAGAACGCTTTAACACCGCTGTAGCTGTCGCGATCCGTTTGATTGTAGCGGTGCTGGTCGCCGTCGCGGCGGGTGAGGGTGACGCCGGGCAGGGCGAGGCCGCTGGCTGTTAGTGCCTCGCCGGCGAGGGTAAACAGCATCCGTTCGGATTTGACGGCGGCGATGGCGTCATAGCGCTGGCCGAGACGTGTCAAAAAATTGAGGTCCGACTCATCGGTCTGGTCGATGTGCCCCACACGGATGCCGCGCAGGGTATCGCCGATCACCGGCGACAGTTCGTGGCGCTGGGCGATGGTGTCGACGATGTCGCCCAGGGTGATGTCATGCCAGCTTTGGCTGCGCTTGCCGGGCAGCAGGTTGCGCATGTCGGCGGCGCGGGCGCGGATGGTGAGCCGGTCAGGCGATCCGCTGTGCTCGATCTCATCGACCACAAAAATGCCCCGGTCGAGCAGGCCCTCATCCTGCCAGCCGATAGACACGGTGAGCTTTGCGCCCTTGGACGGCAGTTCGAGCTGTCCGTCATGGTCGGTCAGGGCGAGATCGAGCTGGTCGGCCTCCTGCCCGCGCTGGCTTGTGATGCGCAGATTGATCAGGCGGCCATTGATGCGCGGGGTGATGTCCTGCCCGGCGATGGTGATGCGGTAGCTGGGCCGGCGATAGGTGGGCTGCTCTCTCATACGAACGCCCCGACCAGCCGGGCGCCGGTGTAGAGGGTCAGATCCCCGATCATGTCGGTGCGCTCGTCATCGACGTGTTCCAGCGTGAGGCTGAACTCGATTTTCGCGGCGGCACCATCCCGGTAGAGCGTGCTGCTGGTTTCATCGACGCCGGTCACTACCCATAGGCCGTACTGGCGCCCGGTACCCTCGACCAGTGGCCACGCCCGACCCTGATCAGCCATGTCGCGAATCTCATCTAGATCCACACGGCCACCCGTGAACTCGGGCAGCAGGGTGCCCGACAGGGTAATGGTGTCGGCACCGGGGCCGAGATACTGATAGGCGGGCCGGTCGCCGACGCGGGACTGGCTGGCGTGGCGCCATTCGGTGCGGCGCTGCAGCTCCTGATACGGCACGCTACTGGTCTGAAACACGAATATGCCCAAGGCCATCAGCATGGTGACTTACTCCTGATCGTACATGGATGAACGGCGGCGGGCGCCCTGATCGCGTTGCGCCTGCGCCAGTGCGCGCTGCACCTCCTGCGCGACGTATTGGGCGAGCTGTCGCTCATCCATACCGGGTGATGCGGTGATGTGGATGTCGCCCAGGGTGATGCTCTGATCGACGCGCTGCTGACCACCGCCGGCGGCGAGCGGGGGCCGGGTATCAAAGCGGATCGGCTCGCTGGGTGAGATCGACGGCATGGCCGCTGCCGGCAGGGCCATGGCGCCGAGGGCAAGCCCGGCACCGGCAGCGCGCACGCGGCTGGCAATATCGGTGACGCTCTTGGCCGGGTCATCACGCTGGCGCTCAAGGCCGAGGGTCAGGCCGTCGACGGTGTGGCCACCAAGGGCGGCGAACACGCGCGAGGGTGAGTGAATATCCAGCTTGTCCTTGAACCAGCCCGTCACGCTGTCAGCGATACCGACCACGCTATTTTTCAGCTCGCCGAGCTTGCCAAACAGGCCGCCAATCAGGCCGTCGATGATCGTGCCGCCGAGTGACTTGAACTGATCGGGCACCTCAATGCCGAGCGCCGAGAGCGCGCTGGTGATGCCCCGTTGCAGCAGCCCCAGCGGCGACCAGTCGAGCAGCAGCCGCGAAATGCCAGCGATACCCCCATCAAACGCGGCTTTCACGTCCTGCCATCGCTGACTGAACCATTCGCTGATCGCGCCCCAATTCTTGTAGATGAGATACGCGGCACCGGCGAGAGCGGCGACGGCAGCGACGATGCCGAGAATGATCCATGTCATCGGATTGGCCAGCAGGGCCAGACCGGCCTTGCCGATAGAGGTGGCCATGAACAGGAACCCGCGACTGATGGCCAGCAACCCCTTACCCAAGGCGGGCAGAATCTTGCTGGTCAGTGAGTAGATTTTGCCGCCGAGGCCGCCGGTTTTAACGCCCAGCATGTTGAGCCCCAGACGCACGGTGACGATGGGGCCGAGCAGCGAGGCCATCATGATGGTGAAAGCACCACCTGCCGCGACCAGACCGGCAGTGACGGCGGCGACCTTGGCAATGGTGCCGGCGAGCTTGGGGTTTTCCTTGATCCAGTTGCCGACGGCTCGGGTGATGTCGGTGATCGATTGGATGAGATCGCGTAGGGCGCCATCGTTGGTATCGGTGATGCTTATACCGACTTCCTCCCACGCCGAGCGCAGGTTTTTGAGATCGCCGCCGATGTTGTCGGCCATGACGCTGGCCATCTCGGCGTTTTCACCATATGACTTGCTCAGGTTGTCGATCAGCTTATCCAGCTGGCCGCTGCTCATCTGATTGACCAGTTCGGCCATGCCGCTGCCGGCCTCGGCACCAAACAGCTCTTGCAGCGCGGCCTTGCGCTGGACGTTGCCCATGCCCTCCGTGGCTTTATTGATGTCGCGCAGGATCTCCGGCATCGGGCGCATGTTGCCCTCGGCATCGGCGACCTTGAGGCCCAGATCATCCATGACGGCGGATGCTGCCTTGGTCGGCTTGGTCAGGCGATCCATCATGGCGCGCATGGTGGTGCCGGCCTGACTGCCCTGAATACCGATATTTCCCAGCAGGCCAGCCATGGCGCCTGCTTCTTCCAGCGTCAGACCCAGATCGGACCCGGCGCCGAGGTATTTCATGGTTTCGCCGAGCATTTCCAGATCAACGTTCGCGCGACTGGCCGTACCGGATAGCACGTCAGCGACGCGCTGCATGCCGCCGGCGGCCTCGACATCGATCTTGAACCCGCCGGCGATGTTGGAGGCGATATCGGCAGTGCGGCCCAGCTCGGTGTTATTGGCCAGCGCGAGGTTCAGAACGTCACGCATCGACGACTGGATGGCCTCGGCGCTCATGCCGGCGCGCAGCAGGAATTCCTGACCGCTGCCGACCTCACCCGGGCTAAATGCAGTCGAGCCGCCGAGGTCGCGGGACTGCTGTTTAAGGGCCTTGAAGCGCTCATCGTCGGCAGAGAATCGGCCTACCGCCTGAACGGTGCTCATCTGCTCGCCCCAGCCTACCCCCGGGGCGAGCTGGCGCAGTCCAGCAACAAGAGCAGCGCCGCCGGTGGCCAGCCCGGTAAAGCCGGCGCTGCGCATTGTATTGGCTCGCCCGAGGCCACGCTGGTAGCGATCCGCCGCTGCCGCTGCCTTTTTCTGAGCAGCGGTAACGTCGGCCATCTTGCGCTTTTGGGCGTCGAGGGCGGTATTGGCCTGCCGGATCTGACCGGCGAGGCGTTTCTCGCTGCCGCTCAGATCGTCGGTACTGACGCCGCCCTGCTTGAGGCTGGTGCGCAGCTGGCCGAGGCGCCGGCGCTGGTCGCCGAGGGTGGTATTGAGGCGCTCGACCTCGTGCTGGGCCTTGAGGAATTTCTGCTGGAATTGCTGCGTCGGGGCGGCGGTGTTCTTGAGTTCGGTACGCAGGTTGCGCATGCGCTCCTGCGCGCGGGCGAGCGCCTCGCTGTTATCGCGGGTGGCGCTTTTCAATTTGCGAAACGAAGAGAGGTCTTTCTGCTGGCGTTCGAGGCTGCGCAGCTGATCGCGGCTGGCCTTGAGCGCCTGCGCGGTTTTATCGCTGCCCTGGGTAATTTTCTTGAGTGGGCCGGTGGCTTTATCGACTGCGTTGAGCAGCACCTGCAGCTTGAGATCGCGCGCCATGGGAGTCCTCGGGATTGGATCGCTTACGGGCGCGCTCGCGCCAGTCCATCAGTTCACGGATCGAGAAATCCGCGCAGTCGGCGGGGGTCCAGTGGAACACGATGGCCAGATCTGCCATCGCGTCCTCGACACTGCTGGGGAGGTTTATGCGGCCTCGCCCTTGGCCCGCTTCGTCAGCAAAAAACCGGCGATTTCCCCGCCACACTGAACGAGGTCTGCCGGGTCCATGTTGCGCACTTCGTGCTCGGTGAGGCTGGGCGCTGACAGGCGCGGGATGAGCTTGATCAGTGCATCGGTCTGCAGCTGCAGCACGTCACTGAGATTGACGCCGCGCAGCTCGCCAGCGGTGGGCTTGCGCAGGGTGAGGCTGTCGATGGTCTGCTCGCCGCGTTTGACGGGGCTATCCAGCTCGATGGCATCAGAGACGTGGGCGGTGGTGGTGGCCTTGCTGGTCATGTCGTTACCTTTTCGTGGGCTTGGGTAGGGTGGTGGGCCGGTCTGGCCTTTTACTCACCCGTCCGGGTTGGTGACTGCTGCGCGGCTGACTGTTATCGAGACAGGCCGCGCAGATGATCAGAATCAGAAGAAGCATCAGGTGCCGAGGGCGCGGCGGCGCTTGGCCAGCCGGTCCTCGCCGTTGACCTTGAACACGCCGTTCGGGATGTCGTTCTCGATGACGGTGCGCCCGTCGATCACGAGTTTGTAATAGCTGAGCGTGGTGGTGATGCTGTGTTCGGTGTTCTCACCGGATTGGGCGTCGCCCATATCGATCTCGGTGTGACGGCCACGCATGACGACTTCGACGGCGACCACTTCGTCGACGTCATCGCGCTCGTAGCTGCCTGTCATGCGCAGCAGATCCGCGTCCAGGCGTGAGCTGCCGTAGTTATCGAAGATCGACTCGATCAGGCCGCCGACGGTCCACTGGCAGGTCATGAGGCCGTCCTGCCCCATGTCGATGCCGACGGTGCCGTCCATGCCGCCGCCGCGCCATTCTTCAATTTTGCGGGTGAGGGTGGGCAACGTGACGGACTGAACCTGACCCTGATACGAATTACCGTTACCGAACAGGTTCATGCCCTTGAGCTTTTTGGGTAGTGCCATGGTTTATCTCCTGTTCAGCCGGCGTTCACGCGGTCGGCGAAATCGGCGAGGTATGAGTCGGTGATGCGCTGCTGAAATCCGAGATCTTCCATTGGCGGCATCGGGGTGTAGTCGTAATCGATGCGCAGCTTGCCGGCCTTGAGTGAGGCCTGGTCGTTCAGCTCCTCATTCAGCCAGGCGGTGCCGTCGACGATCAGGCCGAGGCTTTTATATTCAGAAATCTTGGCGTTGACCCCCTCGATGATGTCGCGGGCGAGGCTGGCGTGCAGGGGCTTATCGACGGCCCACATATGAGCCTCGGCAATCGTGTCGGCGAGGATCTGCGCGGTGCGGGTGTAGTTTTCGAACGCGAACAGGGACGTCGGCCCGGCGCAGGTGCGCGAGCCCCAGAACCGGAACCCATCGCGCTGGATCAGCGTGGTGACGTCGGCGGCGTTGAGGATGCCGGCGTCGGTGTTGGGGTTCTGGAGACTCCAGAACACGTCGGCACTGATGCCGGTGACGCCGTTGACGGCCACATTACTGAGGGTTTTGTGCCAGCCGGTCTCGCTGTCGATCTTGGCGCGCAGGCCGACAGCGCAGGCGACAGCGCTGATCGTCATGGTCTCAGCGGCGGCAGTGTCGAACGCCTCGAACTCGGGCCAGATGATCATCAGCTCGCGGGCGCCGAACTGATCGCGGTAGGCGGTCACGTCCGAGATCGTGGTGCAGTCGTGGGCGTAGCTGTAGACGAACGCGCGCAGATCCTGCGCGATGCTGACCAGCGCGATGGTGACGGCCTGATTGTCCAGACCCGGCGCGCCGAGGATGCGCGGGGTGACGCCGAGCGAGGCGCTGGCCGAGAGCAGCGCCTGCGCGCCGGTGCAGACGATGCCGATGACGGCGGTCGAAACAGTGCGGATAACGCGGGTGCCGTCGTTGACTTCAACGACGCGCACGCCGTGGTGGTATTGGTCGAGTGCCATGATGTGTCCTGATCAGGAAGCGGGCAGAATCGGTTCAGGGCTTCATGGTGTGGCGGGATTCAAGCGGGGGCGAGCGGTTGCCGTTGTAAAAGCGAGGGTTACAAGTTAACGGGAAAGGTGTGGATATGGCGCTCTATAAACATTTGGAAAGTGTGCATGCTGATGCATTGATCAGAAAAGGTTCTATCCGTATAGGCACACTTTACGAATATCGAGATCAAGAGAAGCATGGGGAAGGTGTTTTAGATGAAGAGGAGGGGGTTGTTAGGACCCATGCCAAAAGGTCAGGTTATTTCGATGAAACCAACGTAGATGCATTCATGAGTAATTTTGTGAGTGTGGGGGATGGAGGGTCTGTTTATATAGGAAATGCTGATCTAACTTTAAGTGAAAGCTGTTCAAGCTCATGGATTTATTGTGTTTCTGAGTCCGAAGATAAAAGTGTTTCCACTGGATTGTCTAGTAACTACGATGCATGTGTCGAGTTGGTGGACCCTGACAGGTTTTCTAGGGAAATAAAGAAATTTTTGTCTAGAAAGTTTGGATGCGTAAGGATAGAAAAAAGTGACTGGCTTAAATGTCAGTATGTTGGTCGGGATCTTGAAGAAAATCATCGGTTAAGAGATGTGCCATTTTTGTTGAAAGAAGCGATCTTTTCTCACCAAAAAGAAGTCAGAGTATTATTCTTGCCTAAGAGAGAGATTGAAATAAAACCGCTGATAGTGAGTATTCCTAATCTTAAAAAATATGTGCGAAGGATCTTTTAAAAAGCCCGGCACAGGCGGGCTTTTGACGATGAGGCGGGTTTAATTGTCGGTTTGCTCCTGTATGGCCAGCGCTTCGAGCTGATCGATAAAGGGCCGGGCGGCTTCCATCATGTCGGCATCATCACCAGCGTCACGGATCGCGGCTTTACCGGCGAGGCGAATACGGCGCACGTCCTGTAATAGCTCTTGCACCCGCGCGGCGGCCTCAGCGATCTGCTGTGCGGCGGCCTCGACGGTCAACCCCTCGGCAGCGGCATAGCTCCGGATGGCATCGGGCACCTCGCCCTCGGGATTGGTGCGGTACTCGATCAGTGCCTGGGCGACCAGTTGATACTCGGCATCGAGATACTGCCCGACTGATCGGTCGGATGCGCGGATGCGGTCGGCGGTGGCGTCGAGCCAGTTGATGGCAGCTGCTTTGCGAGCATCGACCGGGTCAGGATCGAGGGCGACCCAGCAGGGTAGGCCCTCATCGCTTGAGCCTCGGCGCATGCCCGCCGGCGAATCGCCGACAAACTCTTCGTAGGTTGCTTTATCAACCTCTCGGGCATCATCCGGCCACGTCCCCGCCGCTTCGTATCTGCCGCGCATGGTCGACGGATACAGCATGTTTCGTTCGGCGCTGTAAAAATATTTCATGTCATCAATACCCGATTGCCCACCAGTTAAATGTCATTTCGTTGCTGGCTGATCCCGTTAACCCGATTTGAGATCGGCTAACGTTAATTGCACCCGTACTGCGATCGTTGATGGTTCCACCAATAATCTGTCTGTATGTTGCAAATGGAACCAAAAATGAATTGGGGAATTCTATCGGGAGGGTCACAACCTGACCGGCTGCGGGATTTGAGACACCCACCACGCCCCATTGGAGAATCCCTCCGCTGAGCCATTTTGGCAGCGCAATATATCCATTGGTGCTTAGTCGATACGCTACTCCGAATTTCATCTTGTCGGCCGTGACGACCCGCCCCTCAGCACCGAGATCAATCTCGGACTGCGTACCCACGTTCAGCCTGGCTGCACTACCCAATGCTGCGAGCGCTCCCTGCACGGTTTTGACCGCCTCACCGAACACCGAGAGCACGCTATCAAGCGCGATCTGGCCGGCCTTGTGTGCGACTTCCTCCTGCCGATGTTCATCCAGCTGGGCTTTACCACCTGCCGGGGTCTGCGCGGCCTTGGCTTCCTCGCCCTTTTTCGATTCGACCAGCGTGGCAAAGCGCATCATGCCGCCGCTTTTGGTATCGGCGGCGGGGTGGTTGCGGCTTTTGGCGTGCGCATCGAGCTGGTCATCGACGTATTTGCGCGAGGCCATGACCACGCTGGGGTCGATCCGCAATGTCACCGCGCTGGTGTCGGTGACTTCCATCACAAAACGGATGGTTTGCGTGCGGGCGCTGCCTTCCGAGAGCTGGGGTTTGTAGGTCTCGGGGTAGTTGCCGTAGGCGATCAGGTTGCCGTCGGTGTCATAGAGGCCGACCTCGCGGATTGTCCAGCCGCCGACGTCGGCGGGCAGCACCTGTTCGACCACGGTCCAGTTCGGGTTTTTGTCATCGACCGATGTCTGGTTGATCGGGCCGCGACGCACCTCATTGACCAGGCGCGTGACGTTGGCATCGGGGGTGGGCAGTTTGCCGCCGCCGTCGCCGATGGCAAGTTCGGCAATGGTCAGGGGCTCACCGTAGGCGATGGCATTGGCCAGCAGGCCCTGCCCGGTCTTGGTCGGCAGTGTAAAAAATTGGCTCATGGGCGTTCACTCATGGGGTAGATGGTGGTGGTGTCGAATGCCTCGACCGTGGCGGCGAGATAGATCAGGCCACGGGAGGTGATGAATTCGGGGGCGTAGGGGTAGACGGTGGTGGTGTCGCCATCGTGGGTGGCCATGCCGATGTAGATTTTGCCGCGTGTCTCGCCGAGCAGATCGAGGCCGATGATGTGGCGGGTCAGCGGTTTGGCGTCGAATACCAGCCGGGTCAGCTCGGTGTACATCTCGTCGGTGATGCCGGTGTCCAGCACGCCGATGCGCAGGGCGAACGTGCCCGGAGTACCTTCCGGCACCATTTGCCACCATTCCTCGACTTCCAGCAGATAACCGAGCGGCTCGACCACACGCCGCAGGGCGCTGATCGTGCCTTTGTGGGAGTGGACATAGAACGCGGATCGAACGACGCCGCGCTTGGCGCTCTCGCTCCATGTCGTATCCCAGCGATCCACGCTGAATGCCCACGCCAAATAGGGCAGCAGGTGCAGCGGGCAGTCATCGGGGCTCATGAGCGTGCGCAGCGGTACCGGCACGCGCTCCAGATCCGCGAGCGCGTCGGCGGCGAGGCGTTCGAGCGTGGTGGCGTTGGGCGGCAGCAACTTACTCATCATTGCCCCCAATCGTCAGCGTGACGCCGGTGCAGTGCGATGCCTGGCTGTCATCGAGCACGACATCAGCGGCGGGGCTTTGCAGCTCGACGCGCTGGACGCCCTCGACGTGCAGGGCGGCGTAGACCGCCGACAGGCGGATATCGCGCCCGAGCCGGCGCTGCTCGGCGACGTAGGCTGATGCCTTGGCGCGTGATGCGGCGAGGATTGGCTCCTGCTCGGGGCCGGGGTAGAGATAGAGCGTGGCTTCGATGGCGTAGTCGACGATAGTGGCCGACTGGACGGTGAGCCGGTCGCCGACAGGGCGCACGTCCTCAGCGGATAGTGCGGCCTCGACGATGTCGAGCAGATCCGGCGTGGCCTCGCCGGTGCCGAGCTGCGACAGCACGGTGACAACGGCCACGCAGGGGCTGGGACTGACGGCGGTGGCATCGGACACCCGGCCATCAGCGCTCAGGGCGTGGAACACGTAGGCGCCGGTCGGGCCGGCCACGCTCAAACCTTCGAACGCTCGCTGCGCGCGCAGGCGCAGTCGGGTGTCGCTCTCATACGTGGGCGGTACTGGCGGTACGGCGTCAGGATCACCGGGGTCGATCATCAGGCGCTCGACGCTGAAATTGGCGGCAAGCTGATCGAGATCCGCGCCGGTGGCGAATGCCAGCATGTTGGCGCGGGCGGCTTCGTTGACGCGCTGGCGCAGCACGCGCTCGCGCCAGACGCTTTCCTGCAGCAGCTTGTTGAGTGGTTCGGATTCGAGCGCCAGCTTTGCCCTGACATCGGCGCGCTCGTCTTCGGGATAGAGCGAGATCAGGTGTTCCTTGCGCTCGGCGAGCAGGGCCTCCTCGTCGATGACCTCGACGATGGCCGGCGCGGGCAGCCGGGATAGATCGATGGGGCTACTCATGCATCACCTCGCAGGGACACGGTCATGTCGATGTTTTCCCCGGTGTCGAGGCGCCGCCCGGTGATGGTCAGCAGCAGACGCCCCGGGCGATCGGTGTCGACGGTGCGCTGCACTTGCATGACGCGCAGACGCGGCTCCCATTTCATGAGCGCGACGACAGTGGCCGAGTAGGCGCGCAAGGCGGTGGCGCCGGTCAGCGGCTGGTCGATGAGATCCGGCAGCAGGCTGCCGTATTCGCGTCGCATGACACGCGAGCCAATCGGGGTCGTGAGAATGTCGCCGACGCTCTGGCGAATATGCTCGTCGCCGGACAGCGGCGCGCCGGTGGTGCGATTCATGCCGCTCATGCCGGTGGCCCTGATTTATCCGAGCCGGATTTAACGCCGGTCGTTTCGTGATGGACCGCGCTGATGCCGGCAGCAATGACATCGACAGGCGTGGTAATGACCTCGGTGACGTGCAGGGGCCCCTTGATCGTGACCGGGCCGGTGACGGTGACGCCGGCAGGGGCGGTAATGGCTGCCGAGCCGGGCAGATCCGCGCGCAGGTGTTGGCCAGCGTGGTCGTACTCGATCACGGCGCCGTCGGGCATATCCCATCGGGTCAGGTTCGGGTCATCGGTCGGGGCCGGATTGGCATTGCTGTTGATCGCGCCCAGCACCACGGCCCCGGCCAGCTCGCCGCCGGGGGCGAGCAGCAGCACCTGTTCGCCGACCGTCGGCGGGTTCCACGTTTGGGTTCTGCCGGCGCGGGTCTCGCACCATGGCAGCCATTCGGTCAGCAGATCGCCGGTGGTGACGCGAACGCGCGCGGCGGCGTGATCGATCTCGGCAACGGTGCCGAGTCTGATCATGTTCTGCATGAGGCGGGCGAGTTCGACGGGATGCATCAAAGCTCCGGGCGGTAAACGGGTATGCGGCTATCGTCGGCAGGTGTGGTACTTGATGCGAGCGGCGGGCGTTGTAAAAGCGGGCGTTACAGCCCGCTGTTGAGGTGATCGAGCAGCGAGTCGCGCAACACGGTGCGGTCGTGGTCGGTAAAGCCGATCAGCTCGCGCTGCTCGTACTGGACGCGGGGTCCGTTGATCGCGACGCGGTCGCGCAGACCAAACTGGTGCGTTTTTGCGATGCTGGCCACCTGCCCGAAAAAGCCGACCTCGGCACCGCTGGCACTGGTGCGCACGCGCAGGTATTTGGCGGTGCGCAGCTTGCCGAACATGGCCTTTCTTCTGATGGCGCCCTTTTGGTCCTGCGACTTGCGCGGGGCGTAGCGGGTGCCGTCGGGATTTTTCTGGGCCTTGATGCGTTCGCGCTGTGAGCGGCGCAGGTCGGTGGCGACCACGCGGGCGAGGCGCCTGCGCTCTTTGGCATCGAGCTTGGCCAGCAGTGGCGCGACCCAATCCTCCAAGCGTTCGATATTGTCAGCCATCGGTACCCTCCGGCTCGACGTAGTCGCTCAGATGCCGGTCGTTTGCCATGAGCTGCCAACGGCGCGGGCCGCAGGTCTCGATGTCAAAGCGGGGCATGCGGTGGCTGATGTCGAGTCTTCCGGTGTCGCAGTCCTTTTTGGCGACGACGCGCTCGGTGAGCTGGACGCGCAGGGCGAGATCGACGGCATCATTGTTGAGGATCTCGGCCTCGAACCTGATCGCCTCGGCGGGCACCAGATCGGGCTGGTAGACGCCGAGCCAGTCGAGCAGCGGGATCATGACGGTGTCGATGTCGTCGGCGAAATCGGTCAGCACGATCTGCGCAGTGAACGTGTAGCCGTGGGAGAGGTTCGGCCCGGGGGCAAATTCGATGGCGCCGTCCTCGACGAACGTCAGCAGCTGATCGGGATCGCGCTGCAGATGCGGCACGGCGTCGATCAGGTGCTGGCGCAGGGCGGTCAGTTTTTTCATGGTGCGTCCTCATGACAGGCGATGACGGCGTCGACCTCGGCGGCGCAGCTTGCCCAGGCGGCCTCGGTTCGTTCGAGCTGCAGGTGCAGTTCGCCGTTATTGGTCGGATGACTGGCCGGCAGGGTGCAGGCCGTCGGCGTTGCGCACTGATTGACGATAAGCGTCGGCGCCGGTGACGGCGGGGCGCTGGCGCAGCCGGATAACAGCGTCAGGCAGGCGAGTGTCGGCCCAATCTTTCGTGTCGGTATCATCACGCTGAATCTCTTTGATCTGTTCGAGGCGGTTTGATGCAGTGCGGGCCAGCTCGGTCTGCTGTTCGGCGAGCGCCCGGCGCTGGGACTCGAGCCGCCGGGCGTTATCCCAGAGCGCATCGATGACGACCTGGTGGCGCTGGTTTTCCTGCAGGGCGGTGTCACGTTCCTGCGCGATCTGGTCGGCGCGGGCATTGGCGGCATTGCCGCGCTGCCAGAGCGCCCAGCCGCCGATCGTGAGGCCGGCGATCAGGGCGCCGATGATGATCAGTCGGTTCATGTGTCGCCCACCGCGTAGCGCAGGTTTTCGGCGACGCGGCGCGACCAGCCCTTGCCGAACGTTTCCCACGTTGATAGGCGGGTATAAAACGCCTGCCGCTCGGCGTTGAGCAGCACGATCAGGGCCAGCGGGTCATGGGCGTTGATGGCCGCGAGCGTGACGGGGCCGACAATGCCGTCATCAGCGACGGCAGCGGCGCGCTGCAGCATGCGGATGGCGTTGCCGATGCCGCTGTTTACGGCGATGTCGAACAGCTGATAGCCGATGGCGCCGTGGTACTGATCGCACTTGGCGCGCAGCCAGTAGCCGGTCAGGTAGATCTCGCGGGCACGGTCACGGGTTAGGTCGCGCATGTCGCCGTGATAGCCGGCCTCCCGCACTGTGCGCTGGGTGATGCCCCATTTGGTGGCGCCGCCCGGGTCATCCGGGTGGTTGACGTAGCCGCCTTCGTGACCGATCAGGCGCTCGAATGCTTTTTCGAATGTCATGCGTTGACCCTCACGATGTGGGCGACGTTGCCGCGGGCGCGGTAGACCAGCACGGCGCAGACGCCGAGCAGAATCACAAACGACCAGCTGATGGGCAGGGCGATATAACGCCCGGCCAGAATCTGGATGGCGAGCGTGCCGCTACCCACGAACAGGCCATAGGCCAGCCACGAAATGCGCCGCCGGAAACGGGCGCCATGGCGGCGGTAGGTGAGCAGCCGGCCGCAGATGGCCAGCGCGATGATGAGCGTGAGGATGGTGGGCAGCTGCTGGGGCTGCACCATCATCCATGCGTAGTCCTCGGGCAGGGGCAGCAGGAAAAACGGGGTCATTTTCGGCCTCCCGGAAATAGTCGGCTGACATCGAGGCTTTTCACGCCCTCGATCACGCGCAGCGAGAACGTGACGACGGCCACTGCGGTGAGAAACGCAGGCAGGGCGGTGGTGTCCCAGCTGGGGTAGAAATGCCGGGCGAGCGTCGGCCCCACCAGATACCCCATCAGGATCGAGATCAGCAGATAGATCAGGCGCTCGACGATTGACAGCTCGCGGGCTGATACGACGAACAGCGAGGCGCCGGCGAATGCGCCGATCAGGGCGCTGACGTCCAGCCCGATCATGAGGCTGGCCAGCGTGAGCCCGGCGGTACCGGCGGCGACTGCGGTGGTGGATGGTTCGGCCATAGTGGTCTCGGATCAGTCCCAGAGCTGCACGCGGGCGCGGCTCGGTTGTGTGTTGATGTCCGGCAGCGTGACGGCGGTGCCCATGGGCAGGATCGGGCCGAGGTCGCATAGACCGGGGTTGGCTTTAAACACGCGCTCGATGACGCCATCGGTGCGCCCGTAATGTCGGTAGCAAATGTGATCGAGGGTGTCGTTTTGCTGGGCGCGCACGGTTCTGGCCATCAGATCAGCTCGACCGTGACGTGGGACCGATCCATGATCTCGCTGATCGCCCAGGACGCATCGCGTCGATAGCTTTCGCCGGCGTACTCTTGCAGATCGCCCCGGTCGCGAGTGCTGGCCGTGGCGTCGTAATCGCGGTACGCCTCGGCGATGGCGGCATGGGCGGTGGCGTAGACGGCGCGGCGGTAGAGGGCGAGATAGATGCCGGGCGGTTGCCAGCTTGGGGTCGGTACGTCCTGCGCCTGCTGATGGCCGGCGTCGATCTGTTTTGCCTGCCAGTGACGCAGCACGCGGTTGACGGTGGCCATGGCAGTCAGCAGGGCATCCTGCACGCGAGGTGGCGTTACCGTGCCGTCGAGGCGACGGGCGTCGCGAAACTCGGCGGGATCGATGGTCGGCCAAAAGCCGTTATTGATGATGGGATCGGCGGCGCGGGCGCTGGCGTTGCCGGTCGGGGCGAAACTGCTCATTGCGGCACCTCGTGGATTCAATACAGGGGGTGGACGGTGATGCGGCGATAGGCACATGGCCCTGCGTTGTCACCGTGCCCCCTGGACGTCGCGGGTCGACTCGGTTAGCCCGGCTGGGCGTTGTTGGGTTGGGGATCCGGCTGATCCGGCTGATCCGGCTGGGCTGCCTGATCCTGTTGGCTGGCTTCTTCTGCCTGCTTTTTGAGCGTCTTCTCGATTTTCTCGATGTCCTTTTTCACCCCGACACGGTCATTGAGTTCAAAGGCGCGCTGGTAGTGGGTCAGGGCGTCGGCCATGTCACCGCGAGCGCGGTGGCCGTTGCCGATGGCCTTGTGCAGCTTGGCGCGAATCTGGTCGTGCATGTCGCGGCCATCGATCAGATCATTGATCTCGATCAGAGCTTCGAGCAGCGAATCATCGTCATCGCCCAGGGCGAGCGCCTGATCGGCGGATTCCTCGGCGAGGATGGCCGGCGTTGAGCGCTGGAACTGCTCGCCGGGATCGAGCTGGTGCTGCATGGCGTAGCGGGCAATCGGCAGGGCGCCGGTGATATCGCCGACATCGATGCGCCACAGCATGATGCGCATCAGCACCTCATCCTCGGCGCCGCGCCCGGCTTCCAGCACGCCGTCGATGTACTCGGCGTAGTTGGGCAGGATCGAGCGCTTGATCTCGATCTTGCGCTCGACCGACTGGACGCTTTTCAGTCGGCGGTAGTCCTCGAACAGCTGGGCTTGCATCAGGTGGTAGGCGTCGCCCTGCATGACCTGATCGCCGGCATCCGCCGCCGCTTGCGCGGCGGTGATGCGCTCGTAATGTTTACGTAGCGGACTGGTCATCAGGCACCTGTCGAGCTGTCAGCGGTTTCGGCTTCGGGCACATCGGAGTGCGTGATGTTCTCGATCAGGCAGCCAAAGCCGTAATCCTCGATGACGTAAGCCTCGTTCGATGACTCGAAGTTCTGGACGGCCTTGCGCTCGGGCTTGTCTTTCAGATAGCGGCGGCGTGAACCTTCCTGCCAGTAGATCGCAAGGTTATCCAGCGAGGTGATGAAAATTGCGCCGTCAGGTACGAACGGCACCTGCATGGCGTTCAGACCGCCGATCCGCTTCTGGGACATGATCACATCCAGCGCCTGCGATTCGGTCGGCTGCTCCCAGCGGTTGACCATGGGCAGGTACTTGTCGGTCATGAGACGACGACCCACCAGCGCGACGAGATCAGTACTGTCCTGGTACCACGGATCGATCAGCGAGCTGACGGCATCGAACACCAGCGCATCAAGGTTCTGGTATTCGCGGCCCTTGCCGATGGTGACGTCGGCGGCATCACTGAACACGCGCGCGGGCGCGTTGTTGCGGTACTGCTGCAGCCACCCGACATTAAGATCCTGCAGCAGCGGGTACTTGGTGCGGTCGGTCTGCTTGGCAGCGTGGGTACCATTAAAGCCAACCATGATGCGATCCAGCGCCTGCTGGCGAAGGATGGCGTCGCGCACACGGGCCTGAAAATCGGGGAATTTGGCCCACTGGTCGAGTTTGGCCCACTTGATTGCCGTATCGAACTCGGTCGATTTGCACTCGTAGTCGTGTTTTTCCAGACCGGTGGGATCGATGGGGTTACGGTCGCGCTGATCGACATCGGTACGTGCAGCAATAGGACCAGTGATTGTCAGTCCCAGCTTTTGGCCTACCAGATCGCGAACGCCGACCATGTTGATGCGGCTCAGGAACTCGCTCGACTCCTGGATTTTGGTTTCGAGCGTTTGCTGCACGCTCGGGTCGATGTCGAACGAGGTAAAGGCGGTCTCGGCACCGCTCAGCGTGGCGACGCGCGCGGCGTATTGGTTGAGCTTTTTGCGGGTATCGTTGCGCATGTTATGGGCGTCTCTTAACAGTCAGTTTCGATGGTGCCGTCGCTGCCGGTTGCCGGTGTTCGCGACTGATGGCGTGGCGTCAGGTCGAGCCGGTTATAAAGCTCGTCATGGGCGGTCTGGAGCTGGTCGTGCTTTGCCTGCAGCGCATTGAACTGATCGGCGCTGGGGCGCTTTTCCAGCTCGGTGCGCAGGTCGGCGTTTTCCTGCACGAACAGGGCCATGGTCTGCTCGATGTCATCGCGCAGTGCGGCGAAGTCGCTGCCGGTCTTTTTGCGGTGCTGACTGAACATCGTTTTGACGCGCTCGGCGAGGGACGGGCCCTGATCAGGCTCCGGGGCGGGATCGCTGAAATCGAGATCGGTCTCGACGGATACGGAAAAGAGGTTTTCAGCGCGCTGCTTGCGCCCGGCCAGCGGTGAGTCAGACCCGGCGCCGGCGCTGAACTGCAGCATGGATGTCCCCAGACTCGCGGGGGAGTCGGTGACGGCCAGACCGACCAGATACGCCTCGCCGGTACCGGCGAAATCCGGGTCCACTTCCATCGACGTGTAAACCTTCTGGCGCTTTTCGTTCAGCGCTTTCAGCTCGTCGGTCGGGTCGATATCCGCGAGCAGCTGGAGCTTGCCGTCGCTGTTTTTCTCGGTTTTGAGCCCCACAACATCGCCGTAGGCCTTGAAGGGGCTATCCGGCAGCAGACCCCTGATGTGTTCCAGATTGACGCGGCAGCCGTAGCGCTGCGGGTCGAAGTTTTTCGCCATCTGCGTCAGCCAATCGGCGGTGATAGTCCGACCGTCGGTGGTGGCGCCTTCGGTGGCGATACGTTGATAGGCCATTGATCGATCCTCGGGAACTTTGTGGGCACTGTATGGGCGTCAGGTTCCGCGCAGATCGCCGCCGGCTCAACGCGCTGGCGTTGTAAAAGTGGGCGTTACAAGCCCTGCCCCGATATAGGCACCCGGCACGTCGGTACGCTGGCCGCATGACAACCGACGGCCAGACCATGACTGCAAACCCCCTGAATCCCGCTGAAATCGATGCGACGCTGGACAGCCCAGACGCCGCGAAACTATCCGCGCGTCACCTGTATTGGATGGGGTGGCGCGTTGGGCGTATTGCCGAGTTTTTGAACCTCTCCCCGAACACCATCAGCAGCTGGAAAGCCCGCGACGAATGGGACAAGGCCACGTCTACCCAGCGCGTTGAGGGCGCATTAGAGGCCCGGCTGGTGATGCTGATCTCGAAGGAGGCGAAAGAAGGGCGCGACTTCAAGGAGATCGACCTGCTGGGTCGACAGATCGAGCGGCTGGCCCGGGTTCACAAGTTCGAGAGCACCGGGAAAGAGGGCGACCTCAATCCGAACATCGAGCGGCGCAATGCCGGCGAGAAGCGCAAGCCGGCGCGCAATGATGTCGGCGATGAGGGCGTGATCCAGATCGTCGAAGCGTTCGAAGCGTCGCTGTTCGAGTACCAGCGGCACTGGTACCGGGCCGGCCAGCATGAGCGCATCCGCAACCTGCTCAAGTCGCGCCAGATCGGCGCGACGTGGTTCTTTGCCCGTGAGGCCATCGCCGATGCGGTGGAGACGGGCAAAAACAAGATCTTTATGTCGGCCTCAAAAGCCCAGGCGCACATTTTCCGTAACTACATCGTGCAGTTCGTGAAGGAGACGACGGGCGTGGAGTTAAAGGGCGACCCGATCGTGCTGGCGAACGGGGCCGAGCTGCATTTTCTGGGCACCAACGCCAAAACGGCGCAGGGCTACCACGGCGATACCTACCTCGACGAATATTTCTGGATCGGTGGCTTTGAGCAGTTCCGGAAAGTCACCAGCGGCATGGCGATGCACAAGAAATGGAAGCAGACCTATTTCAGCACGCCCAGCAGCGTCGCCCATGAGGCGTATCCATTCTGGACCGGCGAGCGGTTCAACAAGCGCCAGAAGAAGGCCGACCGTGTCGAGATCGATGTGAGCCATGCGGCGCTGGCCAGCGGTGCGCGGTGCGCCGATGGCCAGTGGCGCCAGATCGTGACGATTCAGGATGCGATGGCCGGTGGCTGTGATCTGTTCGACATCGATCAGCTGCGCCTGGAGTACAGCGATGACGAGTTCGCGAACCTGCTGATGTGCGAGTTCGTCGATGACAGTCAATCAGCGTTCCCGATGATGTCGATGCAACGCTGCATGGTGGATTCATGGGATATCTGGCGTGACTGGAAGCCGTTCGCGCAGCGCCCGTTCGGTGATCAGCCGGTGTGGATCGGTTATGACCCGGCGGGTGAGGGCGAGGGCAGCGACGGGGCCGGGCTGGTCGTGCTGGCCCCGGCCAAAAACCGCAACGACCGGCACCGGATTCTGGAGCAGCACCGGCTCAAAGGGCACGACTATGAGGCGCAGGCCGAGTACATCCGCGAAGTGGCCCGACGCTATAACGTCCAGTACATCGGCATCGATACCAATGGCATGGGCGATGCGGTGGCGCAGCTGGTCGCGAAGTGGTTCCCGCGCGTCACTCGGCACCGCTATACCCCCGACAGCAAGAGTGCGCTGGTTCGTCAGGCGCAGCACATCATCGACCGCGGTCGCCTGGAATTTGACGCCCGCGACACGATCATCGCGCAGTCGTTTACCTCGATTCGCCGCGAGCTGACCGCAAGCGGTCGGCAGTTCACGTATGCCGCTGGCCGCAATGGCCAGACCGGCCACGCCGATCTGGCGTGGGCCACCATGCACGCCCTTAGCAATGAGCCCATCGACGTTCTCGCCGAGGGCGAGCGCGGTGGCTCGATCATGGAGATTTACGGATGACCGCAGAGACCGCAAAACCACGTCAGCGCATGTATGCGCAGTTCGAGCAGCAGGCCGCAGCACCGGCATCTGCCCCGGCCAGTACACCGGCGAGACCGGAGGCGTTTACCTTCGGCGAGCCGGTGCCTGTCACCGATCTGGCCGATTTTCTTTACACCGGATGCTGGATGGCCAACGCCCGCTGGTATGAGCCGCCGGTGGATCTGGCCGCGCTGGCCAAAATGTACCGGGCGACCGCGCACCATGGCAGCGGACTGCAGGTTAAGCGCAATATTCTGACGCGCAGCTTCGTGCCGCATCCGCTGCTGGGCCGGCAGGCGTTCCGCGAGCTGGTCACTGACTATCTGGTATTCGGCAATGCGTATATCGAAAGGGTTTATGGTCGGCTGGGCCGACTGATCGGGCTGCGCCCGGCTCGGGCCAAGTACGTGCGGCGCGGTACCGAGGAGGGGCATTTCTGGTGGGTAAGCAACTGGCAGCAGCCGGTCGAGTTTGAGGCCGACTCGATGATTCATCTGATCGAGCCGGACATCAATCAAGAAATCTATGGCGTGCCGGATTACATGGGTGCGCTGCAGTCGATCATGCTGAACGAAAACGCCACGCTGTTTCGCCGGCGCTACTACCTGAACGGCAGTCATGCAGGGTTCGTGATGTACGTCTCTGATGCGGCGCAGAATCAGGAAGACATCGACGCGATGCGCGATGCGCTCAAGAATTCGAAGGGCGTCGGCAATTTCAGAAACCTGTTCCTGCATTCCCCTGGGGGCAAAAAGGATGGGGTGCAGATCATCCCGATCTCGGAGGTCGCGGCGAAAGACGAGTTCGCCGGTATCAAGAACATTACCCGCGACGACACACTGGCCGGGCATCGGGTACCGCCGCAGCTGATGGGGATCATCCCGAACAACACGGGCGGGTTCGGTGACATTGAAAAGGCGGCGAGGGTGTTTGTGGCCAATGAGCTGGACCCGCTGCAGTCGGTGTTCCTCGAGATCAACGACATCATTGGTCAGGAAGTGGTGAGGTTCAGGCCGTATGAGCTGGGCGGGAAGGAGTCATAACTATGGCAAAGTGGATTGGCGTTGACCTGGACGGGACGCTGGCCAAAAGCGTCAGCACCATGACCGGCGGTATCGGCGAGCCAGTGCCCTCGATGCTGACCAAGGTCAAGGATTGGTTGCAACGTGGCCAGCCTGTCCGAATTTTTACCGCTCGGGCGGGCGACCCCAAGCAGGTGCGAGCGATCCGGGCGTGGCTGCGGCAGCATGACATCGACAAGTGCGGGATCACGGATCGCAAGGATCTCGACATGATCGAGCTATGGGACGACAAGGCCCGACGCGTTGAGAAAGACACCGGGAAAGTTTGCAGCGGCTGTAGACCGAAACCGTCTAACCACAGCTCATTGGATGGGGCCGTTGTCTTCACCGACTGCTGA